AAAGAGGACAAGGATTCCAATAATGATATACGGCAAGTTCCGATACATTAATCATACCCTATAAGATAATATAGTAAGAATGGGTGGCGGACTCGTTCAGCTCACTGGCTTCGGTGCCCAAAATGTGTTTGTCAATGGAAACCCGTCCATGACGTACTTCAACAAGATGTACAAGCGGTCCACCAACTTCGCGATGGAACACTTCATGCTGAATATCGCACATATCACAGACACCACCCTCCCGCCTGCGGGGACAAAGACGTTCACATTCCCAGTTCCCCGCTATGCCGATCTTCTCCATGACTGCTACGTGTGTGTCCAGATCCCCGACATCTGGGCCCCGCTCTCTGGCTTCGATAAGCAGACATCGCTCGCCTACGAGACTGCCTTCCAGTGGTCCCGCAACCTGGGATACAATATGATCGAGACGGCGTCTGTACTTTTTAATGGAACGGCTATGTGTACGGTCACGGGAGAGTGGATGAAGATCAAGAGTTATATGAAGGAGAACGGAACACAACGAGCAAAGTTGAACGCTATGGTGGGCAATACACCGGACATGTACGATCCCGCAAATGCTCCTGGCCGCACGAACCAGTACCCCAACGCGATCAACGTCTCCGCCACAAATACCGCACCTCCCGCTCCCTCTATTCGCGGCCGCCAACTGACGATTCCCCTGTCCTTCTGGTTCTGCGAGGAGGTCGGACAGTCTATTCCTCTTGTAGCCATGCCTCAGACCGAAGTGTCGATCCAGATCACGTTCCGCAATATCTACGATATGTTCACTATTTTGGATACTCGTGGAACGGCCGCAACCAATCCCACCTTCCAGACCCGCATAACAGGAAACCCGGGAGACTCTTTCCTTGGAATCCAGAATTACCTTTCGTACCCTGACACCATGGGCAATCCGACCAACCCTTCGCTTGTAAGCTGGAACCTTAATCCGTACATTGAAGCCAACTACATCTTCTTGACAGATACCGAGCGTGCCTACATCGCGGCACATGATCGATCGTTCCTCATTACGCAAGTCCGGTACCTCAAGAACAACAACCAGTACGGATACAACAACATAACGATTCCAATGTACAATCTGTGTACCCGCGTTGTATCCCTGTTTCAGCGTCAGGACCGAATTCTCTTGAACGATTGGGATAATTATACCAACTGGGACTCCATCTTTTACCCACCAGTACAGACATACCCCAGCGTCCTTCCGACCCTCACTGCCCCGGCGACTCCCGATCAATGGTACTCGACTGGAATCCAGCTGTCGAACTCGATGGATTCCCAGAATATTCTCCAGGAAGGAAATCTGACGTTTGATGGCACAGACCGGTTTGTCACCAAGAACGTGAACTTCTTCCGCAATATCCAAAACTTCCGGTTCTCGGAAGGCGAAACAACAACTCTTCCGGGGATCAACTTATACTCATTTGCCCTCGATCCCAATACCATTACCCAACCGTCGGGAACGGCAAATGGTTCCATGTTCAACAAGACCAATCTACAGTACACGCTTCTAGTTCCTCCAGTCGTTCAGACCGGACCTGTGTCTCAGATACCCGTGTGTGTGATCAAGAACACGACGTTCAATGCGACCCCTACGGTTGTCCCTGTAGGAGCAACGGTCGTTCCGACAAATGCGTCTGGGCAGGCGATAGCTCCGCCTGCCGTACAGGCGGGTCAGACGCTGACGGTATACCCCTCGCCCACAAACGTACAGATTCAGTATAACGGCTATTCGGCCATGATCTATATTGAATCCTACAACTTCCTCAAGGTTACAAACGGACAAGCAAATCTTGTGTTCAATACATAATAGATAGATTCGGATGGACGATCCGATTGCCGATGTACCACCCGACCAGGTACCGACCGATACTGCCAAGCCAGTTGTGTCGTCCGCAAACGGCTTACTACTCTTTGCGTTCACACACGTTCTCATTATTATTTACTATCGTGCCGCATGGTACGCTCTGGAATCTCTAGTCTTTGAGAAGTACCCGGCAATTGGAGCATACTCTAACTTCATTCTGATCCCGTTCTTAGTCCCTCTCGCGGGAATGCTTGCGTCGGTCGTGAACTCTTCGGCGGGCGGACTTACGGCATGGACGCTGTCCACGGTCGGAATTGCGTCGTCTATCATGATCGCCGCACTGATATACATCCTGGTCTTCGACATGCCTCCCGAGACGATTCAGCTGGCCATGAAGCTCTTTAAATCGGGGTCTCCGTCTCCTCCTGTAGCAGCGGCGTAGAGGCACTGAGAGAATGGAGCTCGTCCATGGCCTGGCGAGAATCCTCAAAGTTGCGGAAGAGGATCTGGTTCACTTCTGCCGGACTCCACTTTCCGTCCATGGCAGGGTCGTCAAAGAGGATGTGGCTGACTCCCTCTGTAATATCGTAAAACTCCTCAATCATTTCTTTCAGGATCTTGCGTGAACACTTCTTGAAATGAATGATCATATCGATGCGGCCAGGACGAATGAGGGCACGGTCGAACCGTTCCGGGAAATTGGAGGTAAACACCAGGATACGCCCAGATGACTCGAGGGTTCCGTCCAGGAGATTCAGGAGGAACGAGAGGTCGATGGGGTCCTTGATAATATCGTCGTCCATCTCGGGGGCAAACGGATCCTTGGGTGCCTGGACCGGCTCGGGCCGCTTCCACTCACGCTTCAGGAGCACATCGCCCATCGCGTCAGCGTCCTCGATGATGTAGAGCCGCTCGGAAATAGGGATAGTGTACTTCTCGAGCGTTGTTCCATTGTACACGTGAAGATCGTCGCTGAAAAACAGGTGGCGAAGCTGGGTCTTGGTCTTGATTTCCGAGAGCTGGATATTGATCGGGTGGCGACGGGCGACGTTGGCAATCGCCTTGATTTCCGACGTCTTGCCCGTTCCGGGGTCTCCGTGAAACAGGAAGCCCAGAGTGTACGGAATACCCTTCTTCTCGTACCACGACCGCTTCTCCAGGAAAAAATTGACACGCTTCTTCACGATGGGCTGCTCCTCGAAAAACACGTTCTCAAATGTTCGCGAGGTCGAAAACTTGTTCTTCGTGTAGACGAGGAAGTTCTGGGGAAGCGGGTTCTGGTTGGACTTGCGGGACTTCTTGTTATCAATCATCTGATCGAAGAAGTAGAGATCGTTGCCCAGCTTGTTCAGCATGCGGCGTTCGTAATCCTGGTTACAGGAGTCCACGAACTTCTGGAGAGTCTGGATCGGATGGTTGTAGCAAAAAATCTGGAACTTGATGTTCTTGATATTTCCGTCATCGACTTCCACATTCGTGAGCTTGAAGTAAATGTCCTCATCGAGACGGACGGACTCGAACTCGTACGGGAGGTAGTCGTGGTTGGCAATGGAAAGGAGCCGCTTGGTGGCAGGGGAGCATGCGACGTAATGAATAATGGCGTCCATGCGGGTCATAAATAGAGGAGCCTGTCCGCCCTTGGTCGGAGGAGGCGATCCACGCTCACACTCGATGACGGCCGAAGGTTTACGGTCATCGGACTCGATAGAGCTGGCAAAGGCTGTCTTGAGAGACGATAGCCACGAGGGATACAGTGCGAGTCCACGCTCGTAGACGTTAAGGCCAATAAAAGCTAAGAGAGGCCGAAAACTGTTTCCCGTTGTCGTCATGACTTGGAAGAACAGTGACATCTTCAGAAGTTCACCTAGAGATGTCATTGCTTTGTTCGAATATTTCATCGCGGAGAGCCAAACGCTGTCAGGCACTTGTCAAGGGTGGGAATGCCCTCGTGTACCGGCTTGGACCGCTTGAGGCGGAGTTGCTGAGATGCCTTATTAATGGTTTCGCTGGATAGAGACACGTAGGACTTGACATCGCGGACCGACGACTGAGTGTTCACGGACGGCATATATAATCGTACGGGAGGCATAGCCAGCTGAAGAGGCTTGGTACAGTGCTGAATGAATTCGCGGTACTGCTGTATATCGAGGTTCCCCCCGAACATTCGCAGGACACGCCGGTCCGGGGCCGGCTGAATATCGCGGTCCTTGTACAGCGAGCGGTACACATTGCGTAGAAGGGAGTGACGCAGCCACTTATCGGATTCCGTGAGTCCAGACTCGCGATAGATAGAGGCAAGGGCACACTCGGGGCTACAGTAGTTTCCCTCGGCACTGTACATGTTCGTGTACACATCGTAGTGTGTGGGAACAACGAAGGAGTCGCCAGGAATGGAGTGGCAGCACCACAGGCACGCAGACCCTGGAGGGTATGATGTCTGAACAGAAAACTTGGACATTAGGTCGTGAATAACCGTCTCATCGAAGCGTCGTTCCTGAGCCTCGGTCGTCTGGAGAATATCAGAGTACTCGAGACCTCCTCCAGACGGGGCGGGAATATCCACCCGCTCCTCCTCGAAATCAAAGTCCTTCCCTATTCGCAGGAAGAAGATCACCGGCGGAAGCTCGACGGTTGGCTCTTCTGTGGCCTTCTTTCCCTTCTTTGCTCGAGCAGGGGGCATTTACATGAATGCGGATTTTCTGCGTAAAACGGACTGGCTTTTTAGGAAGGTACCCAGACACTACAAAATGGCGGAGGCGTACAAGAA